CACCAGCGGCAGTAATATTGGAAATGCGATAAAAGGTCACGAAACCGCGTGAATTCTTTTTTGTTTTGCCAATAACAATTTTGATGCCTTTAGCAGCTATAGATTTGTTGTAACGTGGAAAGTGTCCAACAGCTGCAAATGCACTAGATTGTTTGTTGATTTTGCGGCCTTTGGTCACAAGCATCCAATTAGATAAGCCTGAAATGCTGGATGGGAAATAACCCTGTGCCTTTTTTTGCACGGGAGTTAAAAAGCTGCGAACCTCTTTGTTAAGATTTTTGGCCAAGTCTGGCTCGAACTTACGCATGGCCGAAAGAGTCTCAGCGAGACCTTTTATTTCGACTGGCATCTTCGGCATCCCTTGTCTCTTGCTGTATGACATCAATGATTGCGTTAAGCATCGGTGCTTCTAACTCGTAAAGCTCTCTAGGCGCAACCCCTAACCTGACGCATAATCTTGCGATTAGATAGGTTAGAGAATTGCGCTCTATGAGTTTGGGTTTGAGTCGCCTACTTCAACCTTCGTTAAAGTGTCAACGAACTTCTCACCAAAAAGAGGTACATCTTCTGTCTTACTTAAACACTTCCAAGCCAGCCAAAAAATATCCGACTGTTTTTGATCCTCAGCAAAGGCTTTAGCAAAACCCTTTTTCGCATATTGCTCAAAAGCGTATTCAATCGACGGAGTTATCTCATGCTCTGATACGTCTCCATTAGCCCTTGTGATTGTTAGTTTTGCCATCTTTTAGCCCCTTTGTTAGTTACTTACCATGTACCTGAGTTGGCCACGGTGATTGCCCCTGAGACAGTAAAGGTCAAACTCTGTACTGCTACATCGCCAACCTTGCCTGCCACTGGTGTTAATTTATTGACTAGCACTAAACCGCTGTAAAGTGGATTAGTTGCTGATGGTGTACCAGTTGAAGGTGTTCCCGGTACTGTGGTTTGAAGAATTTTGAATTTAGCGTTTGTGCCAACAAGAGTGTTTAAGGTTGTCATTACTTGAGCTGTTGCATCATCGTTAAGGAAATCTACTGAAATCGTTGATGATTCAAGTCCGGCAATAAATGCGTGACCTAGTGCGCCCATAGCTGTAACGTCAAGCTCATCAAATCCGCGGTTAATCGTTAATTGAGTGACGTGGTCTGTGAGATCAACATAAGTTGTGCCATCTGTTGAAATCTTAAACCCGGCATTGTTCTGGTAAAAAATTGCCATTAGTTGTCCCCGGCTTTCGTTGTCTCTGTAGTTGTTGATGGTTCATTTGTGCTATCAGGTTTCACCGAGGCTGTTCCTGATTTAGGCGCAGCACCAATTAAGGTGAGAAACGCCAATTCTTCTTTTGTGTATTCCACTTCGTTCATGTTTAGCTCCAACTGCTTAGGATTGAAATTGACATCTCAGCCATCAACATCTGACCCATATCGTTAGGCGAGACTGTTGGAGCTGAGACACTTCCGACTTTGATATTTAAGCCGCTAGAAGCGAGCTTGTTAAATACGGCCACAATAAAGTTTTCAATGTCAATAAGGTTGCCGTTATTGTCAAAGAGCGGCACGATCATCGTTAACTTAAAATTGGCTTGTGGTGAAATTGAGTTGTACTGGTTGTTTTGTGGATCAAGCATTGGGTCATCCCAGTTAATAATGACCGAGTTGGCGATAGGGCTGGCCGGTGGAAAGGAAAAGACCGACCAGACCCCATCGTTTGTTAGGGCTGTTGCCAAAGTTGAACGCAGCGTTGTAATGGCGTATGTCATTAGCCGACCATGCTTCTCGGTGACATATAGGGAGCCAGTAATCCACGAACGCGAGCCATCAAAGTATTACCCATCCGGTATGGGCTAGGTGAAAAGTCCGGTGATACTCCACCGATTGATGATTGCTGACGTGATTGCCAAATGTCTACGGCAAGATTCATTGCAGCTTCACGCACGGCCGGGGTAGTGGCGTAGCTAGTATCTTTGGTGTCTACTCCAAGAGCTTTACCGTATGGCACTATTTGGTGGTAGTTATCGTCAGCGTGAGTTAAGTTAAATTGAATCATCGAATAACCACGTGGAAATTGAAAATAGTTAAACGGAAAGTTAATGAAATATGGCAGCACTGTTGATCCGTTGGTGTATGGATACGTGCCGGTAATGGTCTTTGTGCCGTTGTAGGTAGTGCCGCAGTTACTTAAAGAAATGCTTTGGCCAGTAACGTATGAAATAGGTGCTGAAATAAGCACCATGCCTACATTGTTATAAATAGCTGCTCCAACTACCGGATAAGAGTCGAACCATAAAAATTGGTTGATTAAATCCTCTGCCGTTTGGCAAACATTTTCAACAATGGAATCAGCGTAAAGAGAGCCTATGCCGAGATTGGCTTTTAGCTCTGCGGTAGTTACGTACGTTGCTGCCACTGTTATCCCTTTCTAAAGACTAGGTGAGGCTCAAAGGGCTGTATGAACCCCACCTAGTGACTTAGTTGTTTAGACTGTGAGGTACTTACGTACACCCTTTGCCTGTAGCACTGCCGGAGCCATGTAGCCGTAGATAGCAAGGTTGACGGACATTGATCCAACTACGTTGACTGAGAACATCGCTGTTGGTGACTCGAAAATTGTCACTGCTTCCGGAGCGATAACAAATGCTGAGTTATTAGCACCTGCTGTGGCTACTGCGTTGACATCCACATAAGCATCTAAGCCAAGTAGGTTGCCACGAATTGATGAGTTACCAATTTGTCCAGCTGAGTTCATTGGTGTTGTGGTGTTGAAAATTGGGCGACCTGTGGTGTCTGTGTACCCCATCGCTGCGGCCCAAGTTCCCGACCCGATTACTACGTTCTTTGCAAAGTAGCTTGTGCCTGCATAAGTGTCAGCTGATTCGCGTGACAAGAATGAAATCAGACCAGCAGCTGTATTTGCAGTTGCTGTTGCTGCTGTACCGTTGGCTACAAGTGCTGCAATAACAGCTGCATCTGTTGCAAGTAAGTAAGCGCGCTCTAGCTGGATCATTAACTGATCCATGAAGATTGGGTCTGAACGCTCAATAAGTTCTAGCGAGATTGTTTGTTGTCCAGCGTACTTAGACACTGTGTATGACTGGTAAGCAGAAGTCATACCTGTATTAGATGGTGCGCCGGATTCTGCTGTAAGTGCAACAGTTGGTGGAGTCTGAGTTGGGTTAATCAAGGAAGGCACGTTGATTGTGAAACCTGATCCCGGCAGAGTTGCCTTGCTGCAAGCATCGACGGCAGCGCGACCGAAATTTGTGTTGCTTACAAATAGATTTGTTAGGTACTGCTGAGGATTAAACGCTGGGTTAGTAGATGTGGAATCTGCTGCTGCTTTTACGTAGATTGCAGAATCTTCATCGCCTAATTGAGCTTTGATTGAGTGAAGAGCGAAACCACCCATTGACTTAATAGGAGAGCGTGGTGATGTGAAATAAGGCGCAGCGGCCTTTACTGTTGGTCGAGCAGCGGCTTCAACTACTGGAGCGTCCTCTACTGTCTCAACAGGTGTATCTTCGATTGGAGCAGTCGTCACGACAGACTCACTTTCTGTTGTTGGGTTTGTTGGTTGTGCCGCTTCGCTTTCGCTAGCTGCAACCTTAGTAACGACTGCATCGCTAAATGCAGGTGATTCGACTAAGGAAACTTCTTTCATGATTGCTTCTTGAACATATAACGTGCCATCTTTAGATGGCTTAGATGCGACAACTTCTACACCGATTGAAAGTGATGCAATAAGACCTTCACTTGCACGGATAAGAAAATCTTGACCTGTTGCAGAATTAGAAATTTTGAATGAGCCGGTGATTGCGCTATCGCTAGTTTGAAATGCTTGTGCGCGACCGATGGGGTTTGTTGAATCGTGTTGTGCTAACAATTTGATTTTTGTTGCATCGGGAATAGTAATTGACCCGGATTCAAATACAACTGGTCCAACGGATGTATAGCCAACTTTGTTAAACGGTACAACGATGCCAGCGATGATGCGACGTTCTACATCGGCTGCTTCAATTTCGCTACTAAATGTCAGTTTCATTATCGACCTCTCCTGATCCATCTGGTGTGAGTCCTTCCATTTCTTTAGCTTGGTTAATGTCAATTAAACCCAGCTCTAACATTGTTTGGATTGTTGCTAAACGTGCTGTTGCATCTACACGCAAGAATGTCTCATCAACTGCAAAACGAATTTCTTGTCCGCGTGGAGTTAAATCATCCATAGATAAACGACAAGAGATTGCGTTAAAAAATGGCATCAATGTGTATGCTGCAAATTCTTTGCGTTGGTCTAACACATTTTGGTAAGTGTTAGTGCGTATCATCTCTGCATCAATCATATTCGCAGGTACGTTACATGCACGTGCTAAATCAAGTGCTAAATATGCTTTTGCTTCGTTGTACATCATATCTTTTGGTGCAAATGAAATTGGATTAAATTCCAAAGTGCTTGTTAAATATGCTGTGGCTTTAGCTTGTCTTGCACCTTTCCACGCATTTAAGATTCCTTGCACTTGTTGATCCGGTAAGTCTGCACCAGTATTTTTAATGTAGCCGCTACCCATTGGCGTTTGTGCAGCAATAGCGGCAGCCTTTTCAATGTCAATAGCTGCACGGATTGTTGTTTGATTACGTAATAACAACCCTTGATCCATTGCTTGAAATGTAACCAGTGAGCCAACGCCAGCATCCGGGATGCGTACATTGTTGATCATGTAATAATCAACTTCGGTATTATTGGCGTTGTACTTGACAGTTACACGATCATTTTGCACCCAACTAAATCGCGCTGGTCTATTGTCATCTTGATAGACTTCTTCAACGCGCCAATAAGCAACGCCATAGTAAAAGAGTGAGTCGACAGTCCACGCAATAGTTACTTCTCGAGGTTGTCGTTTGTCGGGTTGTTCGACCCACACCATATTAGGCAACTCTTCACCAGTAGATTTGAGATATGTCTCAAGTGGAATTGTTGCGATAGTGCCAGCAATTAAATTACGACAACGCGCAACTGCTGGCACACTTGCTGCATCTTGTCTAAGAATTGAATTAGCAAAAGAGTTGTAACCACCGTATGAACCTGCGCCCCAATATGTACCGAACGGTGCATCCATGACTGGTGGATTTAATTGTGCAGAGACGCGAGCGGTAGGTGTTGGCTTAGCTCGTAGCCCAAAAGTCTCTAGTAATCCCATGAGGCAAATCGTGGCAAAATGTCAAGTATTTATCCGAAATCGCTCGGCGTGTCTAACTGTAAACCTTAGCCTCAGAGACAGGTTGTGCTAGTACGTGGATGACCATTGCTAGGCCGATGGCAATGTCCACCGGGCCAGCTGACTTGCGCCGGATGATGCGCCAAGAGGAGTCATTACTTTTAGCCGCACAATTATTCATGTGAGCAACCAGTAGCTCTTGCCCGGAGTGAACTAAACGGTTATTTGAGAGAGCTTCGTGGAAATCGGAACAGGCAGTGTAAAAGGATGCTCCCGAGACATCTTGCACCCGGACTCCGGATCGTTCAAGGCGAGTGGCAACGCTGGCCGTTGTGTACTTATCAAAACAAACAATTCTCGGGTAGTACATATCGCACCATGCTTTGATGCTTGCCGAAATCTTTAACTCATCAATGGAAACCTGTGAATGATACGTCTCCAACACTGCGATACCGATGCGGCCATCGGGGAGTACCTGACCCATTACAAGACTTGCATCGCGGCGACTAGGTGAGATGTCAAAAGCAAATACAGTCAGTGGCCCCGGTGACATGGCTAAGGTTTTGTCGCTACAAGCTTCCACTGCCCCATGTGGCCACGGCGATTGGGTGCTATCAATCCATTGGCACAAAGTCTCAGTGCGAGTGGTCTCTACCGAGCTGGTGCTGATTGATTCATCGATGTTGTCTTCAGTGATGGTGTAGCCCAACGCCGGGTTAGCCATTGCCCACGCTTTACGGTCGGTGATTTTGGCAAATTGCGGAGCTGAATACTCATAAAAGCCAAATGACTTAGGCGGTGAACTCATCGCTCTTTCGCGTAGGCCGTTGAGTACAGTGCTGAAAGCATCACCAGCATTTGAAGCTAGGAGAGTCTGAGCATTAGGTCTTGCTCGAGTGATTGGCATAAATGCTGAATATGCCTCATCGTTGATTTCACGGATTTCATCGGCAAATAAGAAATCAGCTGTTCGACCACGCGAGCCATCACGCGTAGCAGCTACAACGTCTAAACGATGACCGTTTTTAAGCTCTATCGATTCCGTACCGTTGGCATAGCGGATTGCCTTCACACTATCCATCAAATGAGGATGAGCTTCTATCGCATAAGCAACCTCACGAAATGTAGCTAACGCCATCGCTCTATTGGATGAAAGTATGACGATGTTCTTCTCGTTGAAGATGTACAGCCCGGCCAATATCCGCATCCGGGCTAAGTGAGTCTTTCCATTCTGACGAGCGCACATCACAAGATTTGTTTTACGCACAAACTCACCATCTGCACCTACTGTGGTCATATCATCCAAAACCCAACGCTGCCACGGCAGTAGGGGAATCCCGATTGACTCTGATAGCTCGGAGATTTCTGCACCGTAGTTTTTGCCCTTGAGCAAGGGGCTGTGCAAGCGTGCCTGCGTTGCCCCCAGCAGCTTCCGGGTCTTTTTTGCCGTCATGAGGTCTGACTTTGTGTCGGTTGGCCTGCACATGGCCCTGCTTGGGTCACGCTGGTCGTATCTTGGAGAGATAAGGAAACG